AGATAAAGTTAATGCCTCAACAACACCTTTCTTAGTTACTCTATTCTTTAATTCCATTTTTAATGGATGTATTATGTGTAGTTTATCTGAACCTTCATCTGTGCGTTTATGTATACAAGTACAAACGATACTCTCGCCGTTTGACAATTTTATTACTCTAGTAGTATTATCTTCTGTCATATCGTTATTCCCATAGTTACTTACTATTTATATCCTTATCCTATCTATCTCGTAATCAAATTCTTCTTCATTATAAATGTTGATTCTTTCTAAAAAGTGATTCAATGTAAAATTCTTTCTATCCTTATATGTAAAATCATCAGCTATATCTAAAAGGGTTGTTTGTATATCCCCTTTATCTGACTTCCGCAACCCACGGCCGATACTTTGGAGCACTCGTATTCTACTCTTACTTGGAGATGCGAACACGATATTATGCAAGTTCCTAATATTAATACCAGTACTGAATGTACCATACGACGCGACAATGATTGCATTTGTTTCTTTCTCTGTTATTGCTCTAATTTCTTCTCTTGTTTCTGTGTTCGTTCCACCATGTATAAAGAAAACTTTTCTATCAAAGTCTTTCATCATGTTGTACAACACTAGTCCATGTTTTTCAACCAATTGATATAAACATAGAGTGTTACCATTCAATTTATCACAAAGTGTCGTAATGAAGTCATTACGTGTCTTGTGAGCGACTATATACTGTAGTTCCTCACTGTATTTTAAATCTTTTACAATCTTACACTCATCTTCTTTGTGTTTCAGAACGATACACTTAATTTTAAGACTAGCTAAAGTATCCTTGTCCATTAATTCTTTTGTAGATGTTACTTTCTCTACCTTACCAAACAATCCCTCTAAAACTAATCTATGAGTCTGTGTACCATCTAAAGTACCTGTCATTCCAAAACGATACTTACAATTTAAAAGTTTAGTCATAATGGTTGTTAATGACTTAGATTTAAATAGATGTGCTTCATCTCCAACAACACATCCAAAATCTTCAAAATATTTCTTATCTAATTTATAGATAGACTGCCATGTTGAAATAATTACAGGTTTATCTGTTACTTTCTCATGACCCTGATATATTCTATGTAAGTATTTATCATTCCAACCATAGTCAATAAAATCAGAATACATTTGTTCTACTAATGATGTAGTCGGTACTAGTATTAATATTTTTTTTCCTTTAAGTAAATAGTGATAAAATCTTATTAATGTGTAAATGATTAATGACTTTCCACTAGCAGTTGGTGATACTAACATACCTCTATGATTACTTAATGCATATTGTATTGCACGAATCTGATAATCTCTTACTTCCAATTCTTTTCCTTTTGATTTTGGTTTAAGAGATTTTACAAAGTCTGTTACTTTTTTTATATCTAAATTATCTGAATCATCTACAGCACTATCAACAATACACTGTATATCGTTTCTTTCACAAAACTCTTTGATGTATGATAACAGGCCCACATAGATTTGTCCAGTCTTTTGTGAAAATAATCTTATCTTACCATCCCACATCTTATTTCTAAATGCTGGCATGAACTTGTGGCCAGGCACTTCAAAAGTAAAGTACTCTACCAACTCGTGACAGATACCAGTGTTATCGCATTCAATATGTAAGTAAACTTCGTTAAGTTTAAATATGTGAATTTTGTAATGTGTTTGGTTGCCCATATTGTCCTCTTAATAAAACATTCCATGAAATACTAATTCTATCTTTATCTGTTATCGGCACCCAGTGTTGTAACCAACTAGGAAAAATTAATCCAAATCCTGTAACAGAACTGAATTGTACCATTCCTGAATTGTCAAGTGTAGTGTATTTTAAATTAGGAGCAAATACACTTGCTTGTGGTCTTGGGTCAAAAAACTGTATTGGTGAACCACCTTCTAAATAATACACACCAGAAAATATATTATTTGAATGTGTATGTGGTGGATGTGACTCACCTACTTTTAATTTATTTGCCCACATACCTGTAATTTCTATTCTATCATATATGTATTGTTGTTCATCACAAATACTTTTTGTTACATCATAAATGTGTCTTGTAAACTTTGGTAACAGCCTAGATATTTCATCTGTTGTTTGAGTTATTGCATCACATTCTTCTTTTTCCATACTATTAAGTTCATTAATAATATATTTACGTTCATGTTCATCCATATCATAATCAAACTCATTTATAAGAGTAGGAAATACTTTATGTTGTGTTACATTATCCATGATACGATACTCCAGCGTGTTCCTTTTGTAACTTCAACTACTCTATGTGGAAACATAAAATTAGATGGGAAAATAATTGCATCACCTTTCTTAGGTCTGTAATGACAATTGGATACAATAAAATCACCACCCTCGTAATCATCATTTAGAAAAAATAATAAAGATGCTTGTGGGTATCCATATTGTTGACCATGACTGTGATGTATATTGTCAGTATGTTTAGACATAAATCCACCAACATCATATTTGTTCAATCTAAAGTCTGTTACTTTTTCTGCAGTAAATCTTCTTTTGTTCTTTGTCATTTCTTCTGAGTATCTTTTAGCAACATCAGTTGAACAATTTAATAGTTCCTCGTAGTAAACATTGTCCTTACGAATCCATATCTCATCCATTTTGACTCTTTTATTTTTTTTCCAATCAGTTGACTGGCCTTCATGAGTAGAGTATGTAGATTCGTTGTAATTAAAATCTTCTTCAGTTATTGCATTACATAACTCTTGACTGAGTATGTTTTCATAATGTCCAATCCAGCGAAAGTAATTCATCATTATTCAACCTCTACTTTTATGTCTTTTGATTCTAAATTCTTATTTTTATTATACCATTCAGATTTATCTTTATCTTTCCATGTTGTTTTAAATACGATACAAGTTCTTAAATAATAACATTCTCTACTTACTGGCATACCTTGATGTACTAAGTTAGCTGTAAATGCAATTAATCTATTTCCCTCATATTGAATGTATGCTGGATGCATACCTATTTCTTGAACACAAGTTCCACCACCCCAATCACCACCCCAATCTAATCTAGGATAATATATCATAGTGACATCACCATCATCTTGGTGTATGTGTGGTTCTATTCCATGTGTATGTGCATTAAAGTAAACTCTTTCCATGTCTACCTCATATTTTTTTTGTATACTATTCCATATAGGTTCTACAAAATCATATCCATTTTTATTACATTCTTCTATATTGTGTCCAGCAAGAACATGCCAATGTTTATTTTTACCATCTGTTGAAGATTGATAATCATACTTCCATGATACCTCTCTCATTTGCATATCAATTAATTGAGCAATATGTTCTTCTACGAAATCATTATTTACATCTATCATTACATCAATCCTGCTTCAAAGTTTTTCCATTGTATTGCATTTTTAATATCCCATCCTCTTGCACTTATAGATTTAAGTACACCATCAACATATTTAACAACAACTTCTAAGTATACTATTTTATTTTCTATTTTGATAATTTCTTCATCTGATTCAATGTAGATAGATAGGTCTGATTTAAGTACTTTTAAATCGAAGGGTTTTGTTACATATACATTTGCATCTGATTTACCGCCGTAGTATTCCCACTTATCTCGGTAAAGCATTTTGTAATCACCTTTTGCTTTATACATCAATAGCTCAAATTTACTTTTTATATCTAAGTACTTTGCATATAGTTCTTGGTTTTTTAAAGATTCGGTATCAAGTCTTTCATCATTTACTTTCAAGTCCATTGCAACTTGAATTTTTAATTCATCTAAGGTCATTTTCACTCCACAATAATAATTCTATAACTATTTATAGTGTTACTATTTCGTATATTGTATATTTAAAATTTACTGTTGCTGTTAGATATTCAACATCAGTTTGGTTTTGTGAATAAGTTAATCCACTTAAACTTGTAGGAAAAACATCTGCAAATCTACATTCTACTATAGGATTGTTTTTATTTGTTAGTATGGTCATTGTTGCATCACTATACATTGCAAGTTCTGGCGTTGATGCTCTTACATCACCTATGTCTTTACTTTCACCTCTTGAACTCGTTTTAACATTTGAAGTTTTACTTCTGAAATCAGTAAACTGACTTTTATCTTTTGGAAATCCAATAGCTGTTAACCAAGTATGTATCTCAATATAGTTTTCTAAATTTTCATCTACAATAAAGGTTATTGATAAATCTTCATAAGTTAACTTATCACCCATCAATGGAATATTTTTAAGTGGTGTACCAAGTTCTAATTCACTTAATGTTATGCTAGGTATATTTCCCTCAGTA